ACTGAAGTCGCCAAGGACAACGCTCAAATAAATCAATCTTTAAACCAAGAAGAATTAGACATGAACAACGCTGGCGATGCGTTAGAAAAAGTTAACTCTTTTACAAGTTTTTTGTTTCACCATGCAGAGCGATATAACCGTGAAGTCGCTATGACATCTAACTATATGTTAGAACTACAAAGATTGCGAAATAAACCTACCAAAGAAGAAGCAAGTTTGTCTGACGTACAAAAACAAGAACGAGCCGCGTTTATGGCAATAAAAGAAACAGAGTTTACATTAGGAGCAACTGCATCAGCAGGTCGTCCTATCGCAGCGCAAAGCGCAATCGGTAATGTGGCTATGTTGTTTAAACGTTTTGCCATGAGTAAATATCACATGATGGCAACTATGACGAACGATGCTTTTCAAGCAGGTGGTGACGCTACAACAAGAGAGAACCGTAGGATAGCGCAACATCAGTTAGCACGGTTCTTAATAACAACAGGAATACTTACAGGCGTTGCAGGTATGCCGCTGATGGGAGCGTTAGGAGAAATATACGATCTATTTAGTGATGATGAGGACGATGATTTTGATGCTATGATGCGAAAAACTGTAGGGGAAGGGTTTTATAAAGGGATTATAAATACAGCTTTAGGAGCAGAAGTGTCTAGCAGAATAAGTATGAATAGCTTGTTGTATCGTCCTCCCATTATAGAAAAAGATCAGTCAAAACTGTGGACTATGATAGAACAACTCGGAGGTCCCGTGGTGGGTATAGGTCTAAGCGTAGAGCGAGGGATGGGGTTGGTAGCTGATGGAGAAGTGATGAAAGGTGTTCAAGCCATAACACCCGCAGCTGTACGTAATATTATAAAAGGTATAGACCAAGGTATTACAGGAGAAGTTACTACCCGAAGAGGTGATGCTGTTGTTGAAGATATAAGTTTTATGCAAGCTTTTTTGCAAGGAGTAGGTTTTACAAACGCAGATCTTGTAGCACAGTACGATTATAATAGAAACGAATTACGGAAGCGAAATGCTTTAGGTGGGGATCGCTCTAAATTATTAAGAAATTTTAATATAGCTATAACAGAAGAACTTGTTAACGGAAACGTAGCAGCTTTGCAAGAAGCTCTAGAAGCCATACAAAAATATAATAATAAATTGTCCCCTATGGAAACTACTAAGTACATTGTGCTACCAAAAACCTTAGAAAGATCTTTAGAAAGTTTTCAACGAAGAACAACAGAGACAATAGGGGGTATTGTATACGACCCGATTATGCGTTTAAGTTTAGAAGAATATGATAGAGGTATGCGGTTGTTCTCATAAAAAAGGTGACCACCCGAAGATGGTCACGAGAGAAAGAGAGAGTGACAAGCATAACCTGTCATTCCACCCTTATCACAAAATTCGCCAAATGCGAACCCCTAATTTACCATTCTCTATTCTTACGTGGGTTTCTAACGTCCAATCTTTGCTTTTTGCTATGTTTTTTACTTGTTCTACTGCTTCCTGGGTATTTATACATAAGATAAACACAGAAGAACTTGTTACCATGTTATCCCAATCCACTACAATACGCACCCCATCAGGGTTCAAATCATCCGATTTTAATATTCCCTGTCTTAATCTCATCGTCTATAGAACAATCAACTTGTATCACCCATGTAGGAGGTAAGTTCATATGTGTGCCTCTACTTAACCGCATCTTAATCTTGGTGGCCCCCAACTTGGTTGTTAGGTCTTGTAGAAACGAGTTATAGTTTATCTGCTGCTCTCCACACCATGCTTTCAAAGGTTTTGGGACGAGGAAAGCACGTTTTAAGTCTGTTTCATAACGAGCTACAAGTTTACCTCTTGGTAAAGCTTCGGGTATAACAAGGTTAGCCACATCACCTTCTTGCTTGCGTAAATCTTCTGTGCTTTTGATCCATAGTACATTGCTCCAATGTTCATGTATGTAGTCATTAAGTGTCTCTTCAACAGATATACTCATGTCCTCTACCTGACGTTTGTTCTCTTTCAAACGTTCTATAGACCAGTCAAATAGTTTTTTTACATCATAATTTATTAAACCACATCTTTTGGCTAGCATGATACCAGTTAGAGTACATGCCACAAGAACAGACCAATACCTATTCTCTGCTGTAAGCCCTGCCTTAAAATCAACCTTTTCTTGTACCTGACGTAGCAACTTCTGCACCTCTTCTAAGTTTTCCATTATGTGCTTAATGTACACTTTACCTGCGTGTCCGTAGTTGTTTTGGAGGCAAGCACTAAATACATCTGTTTCTTCTTTTGTATCAAACTGCATACGACTGACACGACATTCTAATATGCGTTGCGCTTCAGCTTTAGGCATAGCTTTTATAATACTTATGCGTTCTACCATACTTGTATTACCTGTGGTCACAGCTAATAGTTTCCATGCCTCACCTCTGTGACGCTCTACGTTACTGCTCGCTGACATACGTCCACGCTGTCTACCCCCTGTCAGTTGGTATGCTAGGTTAGATAGTTCCTTCCCTGAAGTATTGGTAAGTTCATCCATGTACATTGGTAAGTTATGGTATATCTCACCTCTGTTCATCTTGGTGTTGTACGTATCTCGTTCGTGCATAATTAAATCTTCTGGACTACCCCATACAGATGCCCCCGCTATCATGGCGGTTGTCTTACCCACCCCTGACTCCTTACTGTATATATGTAAAGCTGAACAATTTATTGGAGAAAACTTCATCAACGGTGATCCAAACGACGTACCAAGAACAAACTGATGTAGCTCAAAGTTATCACGGTTATAAAAATTAACTGTATCTTTCCAATCTTCTAATGTGCCTTTCGGTTCAAAAGAAGGAAACAAACTAGCTGTAGGTGTAGATGGGGGATTAAACTTAGGTCCATCTATAGTTATCTCTTCGCTACCTAAAACAAACCCTTTACACTCATCATCTGTCCAACCAAACTGTCTACGGGCTTCTTCCGCAACGCTCTTAGCTTGCAGTTGTGTAATCCATGTAGTTGTGTATGCCATAATATCATCCATTCTTAGCACAGCTATCCCGTGCATAGATAGTTGTTTTCTTAGTTCTTCCTTAGATGTTACAGAAGTTAACGGAACTGTAAACTCTCTTACGCCATCTTTAGGTAAATGTAGACGCATAACTATCGCCTCTCCAACCTCTATATCCATGACACGTTTGACCACATATAAATCATTCTGGTATATCAACTTATCTTCTGTGTTACCGTCTTTATCCTTAAAACGCATATACACGCCCCCATTCACCCCCCGAAAATACGGCTCTGGGTACAAAGGTATGTCTTTTGATGCAGGTGCTTTCTTAATGCTTTTACCTAAACTTATAGGTGAAGTGATATTACCCCAATGCGTACAGGTAGAACATGGTTCAGGATCTTCTTCTGCAAACTTAGCGCACGTGTAAGGACCCTTTATAAGCTCAACCTTATCTTCTGTTAAGTTCTCACTGTATTCTGTATGTCTGTTAGACATCTTATGCACAGCTTTCTCTGCATCATTACAAAACTTAGCTATTGATAGTCCTGCTCTCCACAATGGCTCACTTATATTTTGTTGGTTCTCTATTATATTCTTTAGCTGATCGCACCCTACACCCTTGCTAGTCTTTACTAGGATGTTTTTAAAACTGTTCTCTGAGTTTTCTATCAATGCACGTTTTAAAGCGTTCTCTTCGTTATCCACTTTGGTCGGTATGCTAACCCCTTCCGCGCCCACAAGTCTTGAGAATTCGTCAAACTCTACCTCACGGAACTCCCCCGTACCAAGAAACATAACAGGCTTTTGTGTACCACGTTTATGATTATGTGTCTCAGGTACTCTGAGTACCCGCGCTGCGTCCGCAGTTACACCATTGTCTGCTAACAAGTTATGCTGTATACATAGACTCTTCAACCCCTGGGCTACAGGGAGCCACTCTGAGTAAGATACACTATCTGTAAGAATCCAGTATACATGCACCCCGTACCCAGAGTTAATCAACATAGGTCTAGGTAAACCTGTCTCTTTAATAAATCTTTTTAAATCTACAAAAGCCTCATTCTGGTTAGGGTATTCCTTACCTTCACCACAGTCCAAGTCCAAATAAAAAGAACTCAAGCTTTTAACATTTACAACTGTTCTATCGTTGCCTGTTCTAAACGTAGCTAAACCAAAATAAGCGTTAATACCTTGAGCATCTAACTTGTGCGCTTCACTTATTACGTCATCTATAGTTGTATGGAAACTCTGTACTTTCTTATCACCAAGACCTAATACAGAATAATATCCATCACCTAAAACTCTCTCTAAAAATTTTTTTGTTTCCATTTTTCCCACCTTGTGTCAAAGACACCACGACAGGGCATGACACATTACCCGTTCGGTATAAACCTAGTCGTGGTGTAGTTCTATTAATCGTCGTCCCAATCGTCAACGATAGAACTCAAGTCGTCATCAGCATCCTTGGTGGGAGGGGAGGGCTTTTTAACGACCTTCTTTGGTTCTGCCACCGCGTCTTCTTCAAAAGGATTCTCTTCATTAGCATATACAAATCCATCAGTAGCTTCAAAAGGATTCTTATCCTCCATCGGCACGTACTTAATGACTTGCACCGCCTTGAGACGCAGTGAAACATTCTGCTTGCCACCCATGTCATATGGAACAAACTGCACAGCTACATTAACTGTGCTACCTGTAGTCAACAAAAATTCATCTGGTAAAGAGTTACCTTTCGCGTCAACCTGTAAAGGTTTCTTAGTAACTTCATTTTTATACGCACCTTTAAGAGTTGCCTTGTGGGTAAACATGCCATCATCGTCTTTGACAAACTTACGCTCCAACTTGTCCGCCCACTTCTCTTTCTTGTTGGCTTGGTAGCATTCTGCCATAGCAGTGAATAAGCCCTTTGCAGTAGCGTTATCCATACGAAACTGTATAGAATATTCTGCGTTTTGAGCGTTAGGCTCACAAGTAACAGACCGACCTTCATTACTATCAAAGTGGTATGTTCTGTTTATTTTAGGCCATAGAGCCTCTACGTTTTTTATAATATATTGTTCCAACTTTATCTCTCCTTCTTTTTATATTATAGGTCTTCGTCTAAGTCTTCTAGTAGGTCTTCACCTACTGTTTCTGCACTACGTTTACTAGATACTTTGGTCAATGCCGTGGTAACGTCGCCAACACGAAACCTGTAAGTTTTACCTATCTTTACGTAGGTATCTTCTGGTATGTGTTTTTGTCTCACCCAAGCACGGACAGTCGATACGGACACACTAAAATGTTTAGCTATATCGTCTATTGATACAAAAGGTTCGTTCATTTTTTCCTCACAGAAATTGTTGTTTCTTCTTCAATCTCTAAACCCTCTGGCTTAAGTTCAGGATTTTCTTCTAAGAACTCTCTCATGTTCGCCTGATTGATACGTTTGTCTAGTAACTGCGGTGCGTTCTCTTCCACAATAAGTTTGTGTATCGCATCCCATTCACTAACCCAGTATTTCTTTTTAGTCGAACGAAAAAATAAGCCCTCAGAAGTTCTTACGCTTTCTACATTGTGCGCTTCACAATGATCTAGCATTGCCTGTTTAAGTCTATCTATTTTTCGTATAAGTTCCCCGTCTTGTTCTTTGAACTTAGCCGATAACATAGATCGTTCTGCTCTTATGCGTAAATACGCTTTTGCCAGTCTGTCAGGTGTAACTTTACCACCCATATCTCTCTCCTTTTATTATTATGTAGTTACATATAATATTAAAAAGTATCTTAGTCAAGTACTTCTTTGTAAAGTTCTACAAACTTTGCGTGTACGTTTATTTTTCTATCTAGTAATCTGTAGACGTGTTTTTCTGCGTCAGAGCCTTGCAGTTGTACCACAGTGCATTTATGTTGTTGTCCTGACCTATGCACACGTGCGTTCGCTTGGTCGTAGGTTTCCAACGAACTTGTAGGTCCCCACCACACAACTGTGTTAGCTCGTGTTAACGTAACACCATGTGCTGCTGCTTGTGGTTGTATCACCAATACTTGTGGGTCAACATCTTCTTGAAACTTCTTAAATATGTTAGTCCTTCTATGCGCAGGGACATCTCCTCTTATAACTTCTGTTGTTATACCTTCGGAACGTAACTTATCTGTAAGTATGTCTATCGCGTGTCTAAATGGTACAAACACAAGAACTTTTTGGCTTGCCTCGTCTATCACCTCACGTAACACTTGGTATCGGTTCTTAATATCAAACTCTAATACATCTCCTTCGTCTGTATATATAGCCCCTGCTGATATTTGTAATAACTTGTTAAGGGTCACAGCTGCATTTATGGCGGTTATCTCTTCTCCTGTAATCTGTAACACTAGCTTTGTTTTAAGTTCTTTATAATATTTCTTTTGTTGTGCCGTTAGTTCTACTTGTCTCTTTGTGTACACCATAGGTGGTAGATCTAAGCATTCATCTTTGGTAAAACGTATGGCAGGTTGCAAAGCTCTGAATACTATATCCGTAGCATTGGGGCGTATTTTCCATGTAAACTGAGATACTTTTATCATCACCATGTCTTTAAAAGCACCAAAAAATCTAGGGACTTGGTTAGGACTAACAAGCTTTGCCAACCCGTATGCGTCTGTAGGGTTCTGAGCCGCGGGTGTACCTGTCATCATCCACAGCCACGTGTTATCGTGTACTAACTGACGTAGTAGTTTCCAGCGCCTTGTCTGAGCATTCTTATAATGCGTTGCTTCGTCTACAATTATAAGGTCAAAGCCACCTTTCTTTAGTTCGTCCAGTACAATACCGATACCATCGTAGTTTATTACTACATAGTCTGAGCCTTCTTGTATTATCTTCTTACGTTTATCTGCTGACCCGTGTGCTACAGATACAGTTCTGTGTGTGGCAAATGTAAACAAGTCATCACGCCATGCGCTATCCATAATCGAAAGCGGGCATACTACAAGCACCCTGTTTACCACACCTTGTTTCATAAGAAAGTCGGATGCCCATATAGCACTTGCTGTCTTTCCTGTACCTTGTTCGTTGAAACAAAATCCTTTTTGGTGTATGGTAAGGAATGATGAAGTCGCTACTTGGTGTTCAAACGGTTTATATTTTCCTGTCCATTTGTATTTTGCTTCTATGGGGGAAGGTGATTTTATACCTAGCTGATTCAGGCTCTGTGCTTCTGCAAGTCCCCAATTAACTAATACTTCATTACTACCTATCTTACGGCTCTTAGGTATTACTTCCGTAACTTTATCAGGGTCACGTAAGCGTAAGCGTAACGCCTTGTTGTCTACTATTTGCATTTCTCTCTCTCATTTTATTTTTTATTTTTTCTTTGGTCGTCCGCGCTTTGGCTTTTCTACTTTTTCTTCTTTTTTCTTAAACAACCCCATTATTTTACTCAATAAAACTTTAGGCATCTGCCATATAGGGGAATCCCATAATTGTCTCATCATTTACTCCTTTTCTTCTTCTGTCCGTTTCTCGCTCTATTCTTTGACGGACTTTCTAACTTAGTACCATCTTTATTAGAACCTCCTTTACTTAACATTTTATTGTGAGATACATCTTTACCTTTACGGTTTATACCTTTCTTGTCATAAGATCTTCTGGCACGTTGACGCTCCATCCTGTCTGGATGTTCACCACGTTCCTTCTGTTTCTTATATTCTTTCTTGTATGGTCTAGGCGATTTTGTATATGGCATCAGTTACTCCCATTATATACACATTCGATCACTGCGCAGTGTCGTTTACATAATCCACTAGGACGTGCGTTCCACGTATCATTATCGTACGCGATCTGCATGCGGTCAAAACTGGCTAACCATTTATCCCATAGTGAAGGTACATCTTCAAACACATACTTGGCTTTTATAAACTTCTTAGCAATAACAAACATCAGACCTGCATGAACTTTAGTGACTTCAGGAAAGTATTTAAATGTTGCCATTGCCATTAACTCCAGTTGACCTTTGTCCGCGTACTCCGCATTTCGTCCAGTTTTGTAGTCTACCACCCAAGCTTTTGTTCCGTCAACTATTACTAGATCGGCTATACCTCTCCACCAAACATCTTTGTCTTGAAACCCACACGGTTCTAGTTCGGCTGTAAGCCCCATACGCATCT